GCCTGCTGACCGAGGCCGATGGTGTACCACTGCACGCCGTCGCTTACGATCACGGCGCTGTCGCCCGGCTGCAAGCGCAGCGTGGACGCCGCGTTGATAAGCTCGGTGCCAGACGGGTCGATGGTCAGGTCACCTTGGCCACCGTTACGGATCTGCACGAACCAGCCGTCGCCAGCGGAGACAGCAGTCGGCAAGTTAAATGTGCCGAGGCCGCCGGTCCAAACAAAAATCCTAGCGCGGTCAGCGGTCGTTGAATTGTACGGCGTAACAGAGAAATCAGCGACGTCGTAGTTCTGGGCGAGGGTTGAACCAGAGGCGATTAAGCCAGCGCCAGCCAGCGCGGCTGCCTGAGCCTGCGCCACGGCAGCGCCGTAGCGGAACGTGCGCCACGTGCCGCCGACAGTCGTGTTGTTGATGAGGTAGCACTGCCACTGCTCGCCCGCAGCAATGCTCAGGATTGCGGCACCAGAGGCGCTGTTGACGCTGATGGTGCTCGGCCCGAGGTTATTGAACAGGATCGTCTGGCCGACACCCACTTCGGTCGCGTCCGGCATTGTTATGGTGAACGCGCCCGTCGGTGTGACGTCGATGATACGCGCGACGATGTTGTTGCCGGTGGTGGCCTCAAGCGGCCACTGAAGTGTGGTGTTCCCAGTTAGCGCGAGTGCGAGGTAGGATACGTCCGAGGGGTATATCGTCGTACCGCCGAAGACTTGAGTGAATGACGTGGACATTATTACGCCTCCTTGCGCACGGCGGATCGGTCTAGAATTTTGGCGAGGTCTTCGCCGTTCAACATTGCCGCCGCGCGGTCGTACATGCTCTGCCAAACTGGGATGCGTTCGTCGTTCTTGAGGAACGGCGTCGCCTCAACCAGCGTGCCGTAAAGCAAGAGCTGCGGGGCGTATTCGGTAATCCAGTTTGTCTGCACGCTCTCGTCGAGTAATGGGGGTAGCTCGTAGTACAAGATCTCGAACGGGTAGTCGGCGTTTGGTGTCGGGGCCAGCAACCAGTGGCTGTAGTCATAGTCGCTGTAAAAGAGGGGCACGTCCGTCTCTAAGGCGTTCGGCCAGTAGGACCGCAGATACTCGTACACGCGGGAGAACAAGACTTTACGGGTGTTGTTCCCTGTACCAGTGCCAATGCTCATCGACACCGTGTCGCGCCAGCGGTCGGGCTTGGGGTATACAGACTGGCCGCTGGAGAGCGTGCCGGTCACCACGTTGATGAAGCCCTCGATCTTAAGCTCGCGGGCGATGCGACGCTCGGCGAGGTTGATTAGACGAGGGATTTGCTCAAAGACAATGGGGTCGGACGCAAGCGTGTTGCCGCGCTCAAGATAGCGCTGCACATCTTGTTTCAACGTCGTGAATGTCATCGTAGTGGCCATAACGCGCCCCTATAGCAGATTTAACGCATATTAACAGCCTTCGCCGCGACTGTCGAAGATATTGTTTACCCAGCGAGGTATTGGGAAAGCAGTGTTGCGCCCGTAGCAATCGTGGCAAGCACGGCCGCAGCTTTGGCCTTCCAACCGAGGGCGGGCTTCGCTCCGCCGTCCATCGGCAGGATTTTGCCAACGGCTTTCTTGAGGATTGCCTTCTCGGCTTCCTTCTGGATGAGTTTCTTCAGATTAACCATAATCGTTCTCCTTAGAGCCAAGCAGCATACTTCTTGGTTTTCTGTTTGCGGTCGTCGAGACCGTGTGTACCCCCGTTGATCCGCTTCGTCAGTGCGAGGATTGCGGCGTCGTTGATGCCTTGGTCACAGATCGACCAGAGCTTGTTTGCGTCGAAGAACCACAGGGCGCTTTCAAAGCCGAGTTCGGTAGCGACGAGGTCTGGGTTGTCCAAAATCTCTTGTTCGCGGCCAATGTACTTGCCGAATGCGCGGTAGTTGTTCTTGCCAGTGAGCTGGAGCGGACCGCGTCCCCGGTATTTCCAACCGTCGCCAGACGCTTCGTCACCGTTGCCCATGCGGTTGGCATAGACGCGGTTGGCAATCTTCTGTGGCTGACGCTCGTAAGCGCGGGCGAGTGCATCGGTCGGGAAGTACTTCCCGAAGATGCTGCGCAGACCCTTCGCGCCGTAGTTTAGGTTCTCGCTGAACGCCTTGAAGTTGCCGCTTTCGTGTGCCGTTTGGGCGAAGAAATGCGCGGCGCGGTTCTTGTTCAGCTTGAAGTGGGCACAGGCGGATTTCAATGTCCCCGGTCCGAACGCACCATCTGGATGACATCCACATTTACTTTGAAGGTTCATTAAGCTCATTTGCCAGCACTCCGCCAAGCAGGGAAGTCGTTTTCGTCGACCACACCGTCGCCGGTGACGTCGTAGCGTAGGTCGTTGCGGTACTTCTCCCAAGGCTCCATGTCGTCATCATCATCTTCAGGTGTGTCGATAAAGACAGTACCGTTTGGGTCGCTGTATGGCTTGGGTGCTTCTGGTTCTGGCGTGTCCAGTTCGAGCGGCGCTTCCGGCTCAGGCTCTTTGTCCCGCGCATTGGCGTTCAGGCTCAGGCCGCCAAGCAGCCCGACAAGCGCGCCGATGATGGTCTGGAACGCTGGGTTAATCATCTCAAGGATGGCAGTGCTGTCCACAACGTCGTTGGGCACGAATAGGCCGACGACAAGCGCCAGCACGACCACGAGGATGACTGCCGCCAGCGTGACGATTGCCACGCGGATGACAAACTCGACGGTGTCGTTCACGCCCTCATTCTTGCTTTCAAAACTATTCAGGAAGCTCATCTTCTTTTTCCTTCTTCTTCTCTTGTGCAGGGCCGCTGCCCTGTCCAGCCATAAGTCCCGCCAATGCACCCACGATAAACGTCGCAATCGGGTTGATCAGCTTAAAAAACTCCGCATCGTTTGGTGCCTGACCGTCCATCGGCTGAGACACAAATATCAACGAATACAACACAGTAATTACGATAACCGTAAGCGTCAGCGAAAGTACGACGCCGACTATGAACCGCAGCAACTCCTCCGGTGACCATTCCCTAGTGGGCTTCATGTGCTTCCTCTTCGGTTGTTATCAGGTATTCGGTGCAGTAGCCCGAAGCTATACAGCCGGGCTTTTTACACTCTTTTGTTTCCCAATTCTCTGGGTCTTGGCAGTAGTACCGATAGCGGTCCTGACAACCCATGAGGGCCAAAGCCACGAGGGGTAGCAGAAACCACTTCATCACCGATCCGCCTTGTTATCCAGCTTGTCCTCTATCCGACGGAGGTGCATCATCACCTCGTCGAACTTCTTGTCAATGCCGTTGAACTTCTCGTCACCAAAGCCGAGACGCGCCTCAAGCAGCGTCAGTCGGCTGTTGAGGTTCACCCACACTGTGATCAGACCGCCTATGAAGCCGATGACGGTGATTATGGTGTTGATGTCGATGTCCATTATTTCAGGTTCCGCAGCTTGTATATGGTGGTCAGATACGTCTCTGTGACGCCGTCGACGAGATTGCCCACGGCGCGGTTGCCCTTGCAGATATCTTCGTGGTGCTCTTCGATCCAGTCCGCGTCGGCCTCTAGGAGCTTCAGCACGTCACGTTCGGACACCTTCGGGGCGGGTATGTTGCCGATTAGGTCAAACGCGCCCTGATAGGCCTCCACGAGGGCGTCAATCGCGTCGATCACGTCGTCGTAGAAGTGGCCCAGCGCCTTGTGCTTGGCGTAGCTGCCGTCGCCCTTCGCACGCCAGTGCTCGAAGTGCGCAACGTTGCGGGCATAGAACACGCGACTGATGAGTTCCTCGATCACTCGGCGGTTTCCTCTTCTTTGGGCATTTGGGCCTCGGCCTGCTGCTTGATCTTCATGAGAAGCGGGAACGCGCCGGAAGATGTCGGCAGATTGCCGAGTGTCTGTAGGACGGCGTTAACTTCTTCGACGCTCAGTGTGATGTTGAGTTCCATTACGCGCTCCATGGTAGCGGTGGGGTCACCACAGGTGGGTCGATCTGGTCAGCAATCTGCTGCGCCACATTGGCCTCATATGCAGCAACCTGCTCAGCGCCAAGTGCATCTTGCACCCAGCCAATGACCTGCGCCTCAGTGAGGTCTTCATACGGCGTGAATGTCGCGCCTTCGTCGAGGCTGACGCCAACAGAGCCGTATACGCTACCAACATATGTTTCATCAGTGCCGATCAATGTCCAGTGCACGGTGAAGACTACATCAGCCTCGCCCTCATATTCTGGATAGGCGTCCATCTGAACTACGGCCCAAGTGTTTGTAATAGTCATGCTTCTGTTCCTTCTGTAATTTCTACCCAAGCCAATGTGGCCTCGTCCCAAGTATACAGCTTGCCGTCATTCGGACGCGGTGTTGGTGCGCCCCACAAGCATGTGTCCTCGTCAAGAAGCCAAGACGGGAATGGCTGCGGCGCGATAAACGCATCGCGCACTGCATCATAGGTATAGCCGATACCAGCATAGTTCTTACGCAGCGGGCGGCCTTCTGGGTGCTGGCCACCGTATGTGTTGTACGAGGTCTGCACGAAGAGCGCAGGGTCGCCGAACATGCCCGTGTTGATAACGTCCTGCTCAATGACCAGAACCTCTGTGACGATGCCGTCGATGACTTTAGCAAAGTGGCTCATGCGGTGTAGCTCCCCGATGAGGTAAACGTAAGGATTGTGTTAGACCCGCTGGTCGTAACTGTGGGTGATCCAGTTGTCGTGCCGCTGTAGCGCGTAGTTGGCACGGAGATAATCACCACGCCAGAGCCGCCCGCGCCACCTGTGCGCAGAATGTTTGTGGGGCCAGTACCAGAGCCACCACCACCGCCACCTGTATTTGCTGCACCCGCAGAGCCGTTGGCGTCCGCGCCGCCGTTACCGCCGCCATCAACGCCTGTGCCGCCTGAGCCACCAGTAGATGTACGCTTACCACCACCGCCGCCACCAGCGCGTGAGACTGAAGTTCCTGTAATAGAGGAAGCTGAACCTACGCCACCGTTGCCACCAGCACCAAAGCTAGTTGCGCCCGTACCGCCTGCACCACCGCCACCGCCGCCAGCCTGTACGTCAGCGTCAACGGTACTACCATTTCCGGCCCCACCGCTATTACCTTGGCCACCTGTGCCCGCAGCACCGCCGCCAGCGGCTCCAAAAGTACCAGCGCCGCCGCCACCCGAACCACCGCTATTCGCTGCTGCTACAGACCCGAATGAAAGGCTTGAACCACCGCCGCCGCCGCCTGTGGCCGTCTGACTAAGTGCCGAAGAGTTGCTACCGTTATTCCCGACAGCCACACCCGCAGGAGAAGCGCCGCCAGCGCCCACTGTGATTGTGTATGTCGTACCCGGAGTTAAAGTCGAAGTGCCTGCAAGGTACCCACCAGCGCCACCACCGCCGGTACCTGTGTTGGTGTCAGCGGTACCCCCAGAAGCACCACCAGCGATGACCAGATAAGACGCTGAAAAAGGGCTTGTGTCTTTACCGCCCATACCAGCCAAGACACAGAGAATACCAGTCATCAGGTTAACCCTGCGCCTGAGATGACCCAAGTTGTAGCGGCAACTTTTACGCAAGTTGCAAGGCCGCGCTGGGCTAATGTGCGTGAGCCAGTGGTGGCCGTGCCTGCGAGGTACATGGTATCTGTCGTAATGCTGATCGTTTGGTTTGAGGCGCTATTGTTATAGACCACAACCGTTGAGCCGATAGGGAACGCCACCGAGCCGTTTGCAGGAATTACCACGCCGCCTGTCGTGATGCTGATGTGCTTGCCTATGTCGGACAGCGCCAGCGTGTAGGCCGATGTCTGGCTGTTCTGGGGGACGCCTTTGTAGCCGACCGCGTCAGCGAGATCGGCGGATGTGATGCCGCCTGTGCTGGTGATGCGGAAGTATTCTGTGTTGGTGTTCCAGTTGCCAAACCTGATGTTCCCCGCATTGGTAGCAAGAATAAGGTCGCTACCGCCAGCACCAAAGTTCATCTGCCCAGCGGCACCAAGCTTTACCGCGTTCCCACCATTCGTTGAAGAGTAAGCGCCCGCCGTGGTTGTGATGAAGCCATTAACAGTCAGCTTATCCGCTGGCGAACTCGTACCAATCCCGACGTTGCCGCTGCTGTCGATGCGCATGCGTTCTGCGTTGGAAGTCCCAAACAAGAGCGGCTGGGTCTCCCTGTTGTAGACGTAGGCTTCACCACCAGAGCCGCATATCAAGTCAAAACCATCCACGTTTCCGGCACCGGTAGTGCCGTTAGTGATTTTGATTGTTGGGAATGAAGCCCCTGCACGATTTACATGAAGGGCGGCGTCTGATGCTGGCGAACTCGTACCAATCCCGACGTTGCCGCTGGCGTCGATGCGCATGCGCTCTGTAAAGGTGCCACTTCCTGTTCCAAGTGCAACAGCGCCGCTTGACCAAAGTGCGGACAACCCACTTGATATGTTGTTAAATATAAATGAAGTGGTTGCGTTGTCTGTCAACCGCAAAGCGCCATCAGCAGATGAACCTAACGGCTGACTAATCTGCACCCTGCCCTGTGACGCATTCGGTGGCTGGTTTATCCCGACGTTGCCGCTGGTGTCGATGCGCATGCGCTCGGTGTTGTTGGTGCCAAAAACAAGTGGGTGATTGCTTGTTGTGCGTAAGATAGCACCCGCGACTACTGCGTTACCGGCGGCATCGTTGAAAAACTGCGATGATACGGTTCCGCTATTGATGTTTAAACCCGCGTAGGACGCCGAAGTTCCAGCGTTAGTGATTGTGATCCCACTTATCGAACCCGCAGTATTGGTGCGGGAGAGAAGCATATTATCGCTGAAGTACGATGTCCCGTTTACGTCCAACTTATACGCTGGCGAACTTGTACCAATCCCGACGTTGCCTGCGCTATCGACGCGCATACGCTCTGTGCCGTTGGTCCAAAGCTTAATAGGGTTTGTACCAGCTTGTGCGATGTTCAAGCCACCAGTAAAGCCGCTGTCCGACGAGATTAAAGTCGAGTTCGGCCATACGCTATTTGCAGCCGAGTGCGCTCGTATAAATATATTACCGACTGCGCTGGCAACAGTTAGATTTCCAGATGCAGCCGTTCCGGTGCTGCTATTGCGGATGAAAGCCCCCGCATTAGCGTCGGTGTCGGTTTGTACCTGCAAACGGAAAGTTGGCGAACTCACACCAATCCCCAAATTACCGCCGGAAGTAAACTGGGCAATCTCAGTGCTGGAAGCACTTATACGCAGGGCGGTGCCGTCAAAGCGAAGGCCCGCACCCGCTGGAGCGCCAGTAATCAAGTCGGCTGCATTACCAAGAAAAGCAGCGTTTGCGCCACTCTGGTCTATGCGCAAGAAGTTGCCATTGATTTGAAGTTTTCCGGAAGGCGCATTCGTACCAATCCCCAGCCGGTCGTTGGTATTGTCCCAGAACAGGTTAGCATTGTCCTGCGTATATACGCCAGACGCGCCAGCAAAGACAACCGAGCCAGCGGTGAATGCAGTGGCTGTTCCTGTACCACCATTAGCTACGCCGAGCGTGCCGGACGTAATCTGCGACGCGGCGATAGATATGGCCGTGTTGGTGACGCTTGTCGCCTGACCCTGCGCGTTGACCGCAATGACAGGCACAGACGACGCGCTGCCGTATGTCGATGCAGCTACGCCTGTGTTCGTGATGCTGAAGACCGTACCGGCCAGCGTGAGGCCAGTGCCCGCCGAGTACAGAACCGGCGCGGCAAACTGCGAGAAGACAATCGCCGTCGTGCCGACAACAATCGGCAGCGGCGTCTGTTGCACCCACGACGTGTTGGCCTGCGTCGATCCCGCCGTGACGAGGAAGAAGTCGCCCGCGTCGATCTGGTCAACGCCGGTGCCCGCGCTGTCGAAGTCCGTTGCGCGTGTCAGGATGTAAGGTGCAGCGCCGCTGCCGGTCTGCGTTACGGTGTAGACGCCGTTGTTGGCCCCCGCCACTTCGTTCTTGACCAAGATGCGGTTGCCCACAACCGCAGCCACGCCGTCGACCGAAAGTGCGCCGTTGGCATTGGCCGTAAGCGTCGCGCCGACGCCAGAAGTGCCGTTGTTGTACGTGTTGGCGGGGAGAGCCGCAGCCGTCGCCAAGCGCACGGACTGGTGGAAGTTGATGCCCGACGCGATGCTGTCGGCGTAGAGCTTGTTGACGATGTCCGTGCCGCTGACTGGCGACGCGCTGATCGTGCCCGTGGTGAGCGCAATCGACGTGATGTCGGTGTTCGCACCAGAGGCCGCCGCGCCGAGGTTCGTGCGCGCCGCGCCCGCTACGCTCGCGCCGGTGCCGCCATTGGCCACGGCAAGCGTGCCGCCAAGGGTAAGTGTGCCGGATGTGGTGATCGGGCCGCCGGTGAATGAGAGGCCAGTCGTGCCGCCGCTGGCGTTGACGCTGGTCACGGTGCCCGCGCCT